AAGCAGAAAAACTTGAGAAAGTTTCAATGAAAGCTGAAATTGATGAATTAAAGGTATTAGTACAACAATTAATAAATGAGGAACCAAAGCAGCCATAAGCTGTTTTTTATTTTGCATAAAATACGGCTTTGATGAGAAAAAGAGAGACATCATCTCTCCTTTTCTTTAATATAGAAGTAGAATATCCGATTTATGAAGTTTATGAAATATATGAGGTGAATATATGGAACAGTTTATTTCAATAATTATATTTTCTTTACCAGGAATTTTAGCATATTTTTGGTTACAATTATTTGGATTGAATCCAACTGTGAAACATACTCCCACTGAAATGCTGGGGCTTGTTGCGTTATTATGGGTTCCTATTACAGGATTAACACTTGCAACATATAACTTAACTGTTTTTATATTTGCGTCACCTAAGATTTATATTACAAACCTTAATGAAATAAGTGCTTTATCTATGAATCTTTCATTTTTACTGTTTTATGTATTATTCAGTGTATTCTATAGTTTTGTAACAGCGTATGCGTGGGGAAGATACTTTAATATGGTTGTTTTAAAATTAGTGAATAAAGTGAGAGTTCAACGTAAGGTGTCAGTACTTTCAGAAGAAACCAGTGTTTGGGATGCATTTTTTATTAGTTTAGAAAAAGAGGAAGAGCAGGCTCTAATTGTAGAAATGTATAAAATAGATAAACCTGACGAAAAAATATATGGAGCAGTAATAAGGACGTCCCGCCCTTACGAGACGGAACGATCTTTAGTTTTAGACCAATCGGAGCAATGGAAAAAATCTCATGAGTATTATCAATATCCAGTCAAACGAAGTTATGTAGACGTAAAATCTGGAATGATAGTGAATGAGTTAGACCATTTAAACCCACAAATCCCATTTAATCGCGAGGGGGAGGAGTAGGAGCCTCAAAGGTTGGTCTCTTTACGGAACTATCTGGTAATTTGATAGGTTGTCCAGATGGTTTTGAAGAACCTGACATGTTTTACACCCCCTTCCTTGAGGGATATATTCAATATTAAATGAATTTAATAAATAATTAAATATGTTTATTTGAATGAGAGAAGCTGATTAATTTGCTTCTCTTTTTATTTTGAGGAGATGATTAGTGTGAAGCGAATAGTAGACCAAGTAATTTATGAAAAGCATGTTAGCCAAGAAAATAAAAACCTAGTCAAAGATTTTCTAATCGAAAAGAAAGCACAAGGAAAAGCGGCAAGCACTTTACAGCAATATCATTGGGACTTACGAATTATTTTGTTTCTAATACATCAACACTTCGAAAATAAAAAACTTATTGACCTAACACGTAAAGACATTCGGAATTTATCTATTATTTTTCAAGAGATGGAAATGTCTAATGCTCGTGTAAATGGGTTAATGAGTGCGTTAAGATCCACATTAGAATTTTGTGCGGATGATGACGACTATGATTATGAATTTAATGTAGGTTCACGAGTCCGCGGATTACCTAAAAATCCAGTCAGAGAAATTACTTTTATTAGTGAAGAACAAATTGAGTGGTTAATCGACGAATTGCTTAAACAAGAAAAATATATATTAGCGACTTATTTGGCACTTTCTTACTACAGTGCAGCAAGGAAGAATGAAGTTTACCAAGTTCAAAAAGAAGAACTAACAGAACGTTATTTTACGAATGTAGTACGTGGTAAGCGAGGTAAGAAATTCAGATTGTATTATAATCCCCGAGTACAGAAATGTATTCGTTTATATATAAATCAACGAGGTAAAGATACTATTCCAGATCTGTTTGTAAGAGTTTATAAGAATGGTGAACGAAGAACGTTAAATAAGAGCGTATTTAATTATTGGTGCAAGATATTTGCTAAGATGCTGTACGAAAAAGAAGGGAAGGAATTTAAAATTAATCCTCATTGTTTCCGTCATAGCAGATTAGATAATTTGAAAGTACAAGGTGTTCCACTAGAAAAATTAAAATCACTGGCTAACCATTCTGATATTTCTACAACTGAATCTTATTTGAAAGACAGAAGTGAAGAAGATATTGCTGAGATATTTGGAATGGATTCAAGTTGCTTTGCAGCATAAAAAGGAGTGAAGAAATGACAATTGAAATTGGTTTACTTATTGCAGTGTTATCACTTGCCGTTAGCTATTTGGGCTATTCATTGAATAGAACAAAGTCTGTAAAGTCTGATGGACAAGAAAGTGCAGAAATGAGAGCAGAATTAGGGTATATCAGGAAAGGAGTTGATGATATTCGGATTGATCAAAAGGCAAGTGAAAAACAAATGATTTTATTTGGAGAAAGAATTACAAGAGTAGAGGAAAGTTCTAAACAAGCACACAAACGCATTGACACTTTAGAAAAGGAGATAAATTAATTATGACAAAAGAGAATATTAAAAAACGATTCCGCAACTGGAAAACATGGGTTGCGTTTTTTTCTTTGCTTGGATTTTTGTTTACAAAGTTTGGTGTTCCAGAAGCTAAGAGCTTTTTGGATGAATTAGCACCTTATTTGCTGTCAGTTGGTATTGCATTAGGTATTTGGTCTGATCATGATGTAAATAGCGAAGGAGACGATAAATAATGGGTTACACTGTAGATATTTCAAAATGGAACGGTAATATTAATTGGCCTGTAGCAAAGCAATACTTAGATTTTGTTATTGCTCGTGTACAAGATGGTTCGAATTATGTAGATCCTTTATACAAAGGTTATGTACAAGCTATGAAGCAACATGGTGTCCCTTTTGGTAACTATGCATTCTGTCGTTTTGTTTCTGAAAATGATGCGCGTATAGAAGCTCGTGACTTCTGGAACCGTGGAGATAAGAGCGCAACAGTCTGGGTGGCTGATGTAGAAGTAAAAACAATGGATGATATGAGAGCAGGGACACAAGCGTTTATCGATGAATTGCGCCGATTAGGAGCTAAAAAAGTAGGTTTATATGTTGGCCATCATATGTACGCTCCTTTTGGTATGGCGAATGTAAAAGCTGATTTTGTATGGATTCCACGATATGGCGGTAATAAACCAGCATATCCATGCGATATTTGGCAATATACTGAAACAGGAAATGTTCCTGGTATCGGCAAATGTGATTTGAATGAATTAATTGGAAGTAAACCTTTATCTTGGTTTACAGAAAAAGAACGACCAGAACAAGCAGTTTCAAATGTTGGCTATCAATACGTTAAATCTGGTGGTTTTGGTATTTCATTGGTTCAGGAAGTCGTAAATGCTATGAATGAGCGTGGAACTAAAGGGAAGGTTGTCTCTGATCCATTAACTGGTTTAGCTTACTTACAAACTGAAGTACTACCTAATGGCGAGCTTGATAAGATTACAGCTTGGATGGATGAAAGAAACTGGTGGTACGAGTACATTAAAAAATAAAACAAAAGAATAGTTTGATTAACAAAATAAGAGCCGTCCTGTTGGACGGCTTTTTTTATTTGTCTTCATTTTCTTCTTCGATCCAAATATCTTCTACACGCATGTTAAGTGCTTTTGCAATACGCATAGCAACTCGAAGTGTCGGCTCACTTTTCCCTCTAACAATCATACTTAATGTTTGATCTGTTATGTTGGCTCGCTTAGCTAATGCAGATTGTTTAATCATTTTATCGGCTAAAATTACTTTCAATTTACAATCCATAAAACTCCTCCCCTTTAAAGCGCTCAATTAAATTTTTGAAAAAACTTTTGATTTTTTTATTGTAGGACAAACAAGTTTGAATAGGTTGTGACATATACCTATACCAAAGCAGCTACAAAGGTAAGGGAACAGGCGTAGCCACAATAAAATAGAAATTCGCTACAAAAGTAGAAACCATGGTAAGCAAATAGAGTCTACCAAAGTAATTACCGATGTACCTATCAAGGTTCGATTACCACGGTTTTGATTCCTGCAACATAATAATAGCGGGTTTTCTAATTTTGTTTATAAAGGAGAGAGGGAAATGGAAAATGGATACGAGGTTATCGGAAATAAAATAAAGTTTTATTTAAATCAAGATCTAACAAAGGGGTGGAATCAAATTCCGAAGCCTAAGTTTAGAAACATGCAAGAAATAAATGAATGGTGTGGAAGTTCTGCTAATGAGATAGTTTGTCAATGGGATGCACTAAATCAAAATGCAATGAGTACATCGGAAACAACGGATTTTTTATATAGGTGGATGAGTTGGTATGTAACCAAACCCTTAGACACCACAGCAGCCGAAATAAGGAAGTTACCGGATGAGTTAGCGGTATTCATTACGAATGTTCCATTCGATGCAATTGACCTATTAAAGCGCACGTCTCAGATGGTTTTAGAGTGTGTATGTTTGATGTTTAAAATGTTCGTGTGAAGGAGTGGTCTTATGTTTAGGAAAAAGGAAATCATACCGTTTCGTGATTTTATGAACGGATCATTTAAAAAGCAGCAGAAGCAAACAAAATTATTAAGCATTGAGCCAATCAGTCCAATAGCGTTTTTCCATATGGCACAACCCCTTGTACACACTTATGTAGCACTTGGCATACTTGGCGGACTAACGATTGGAGCTGTTTTATTGGAAAGATATCTGGTTCAAAATGACCGGATTACAGCAGGTAAATTAGTATCAGATGGACTGTATCACGGACTTCGGATAGGTAGCATTGGTTTTATTGTATATGTGTTCATTCGAGTTGTAAGGATGTTTTAAAGGGAGGGTATGAATGTGATGAAGGAATGGTTTCATAAAAGAGCTATAAAGAATCTTTTAATTGAGGTATTCAAAAAAAGTGGTATTTACTATGAACACCAAACAAGAGGAGGTAAATTACCTGTTTTCCCGAAAATCCATCATGTTCTAGAAACAAAAGATTCTGTCCGATATACATTTACTTTACCAAACGGGGTAGATCCGCAAACGATTGAGAAGAAATGGTTTTGCTTTCAGCAAATCTTAGGGAGGGAACTGGCGATTGAAGGAGATATAAAACGCTTTGTATTGCACTCGTTCAAACATAATAGCTTACAACCGTACTTGTATAACTATTCAGATTGGTTACCACATCTAAAAGGACATAGCATCCCTGTAGTGGTAGGAAAGGACCAATTTGGAAAGTGGATTGTATATGATATGACGGATTCGAATAGCCCACACTTATTAATAGCGGGAGAAACAGGAAGTGGTAAAAGTAGTATGGTACGCGTTATTTTATCTACATTGATTCAACATTTGCCACCAGAATCATTACAGCTGTATTTAGGTGATTTGAAGAACTCAGAATTTCACTTTTTAAGAAGAGTGCAACACGTTAAAAAAGTTTGCATGGAAGAAGTAGAAATGGAGGTAATGTTAAACCAATTGTGGATGGAAATTATCAAAAGACGTAAGTGTATGGAGAAATATGAAGTAGACCACGTTAACGAATACAACAAAGTGACTACAGAGGAAAAATTACCGTATATTTTAATTTGCATTGATGAGGTTGCGATGTTGGAAGATGAAAACGATAGTATGAAAATTATTAGAAAGATATCAGCTGTCGGGCGATCATTAGGCGTATTTTTAATGTTATCGATGCAGCGGCCGGATGCAACCGTTATCGATGGGAAATTAAAAGTGAATATGACAGTCAGAATGGGGTTCCAGTGTGATTCATCGTTAAATGCAGGAATTATAGGTACACCAGGTTCAGAACTGTTAGAGCAATCCGGGCAAATGATTTTCAAATTAAAAGGACTAAAGAAAGTGCAAGCTCCAGAGTTAAAGTTAGAAAAAGCAAAGAAATTAGTGGCTCCTTTCAGAATGACAAAAGAAATAGAAGTAAGTACTGAAGTGAAAGAGGAGCCTTTATTTGGGGTGTTAGATGATGAGGAATAGAGATATGGCTATTTTGAAGAATTTGACTAAATTTCGTTGTATGTCACGGGACGACATTGTGGAATTACACTTCAGCCATTTGAAAAACCCAATAACATCATGCAATACGGTATTAAAAAGATTACGTAGAGATGGACATGTGGAAGTGAATACTACATTCCAGCCATATGTGTATTTTCCACAACCAAGCGCAATTAGAAAAACAAGTCAAAAAATACCACATTTCTTAGGCATAGTAGATGCGTATAAACAATTGATCCAAAATGAGAAACCTAAGATTTTTAAAGTAGAACCGAAGTATGGAAAAGAATATATGGAACCTGACATATTTACGATTTGGCGAAAAGCTCCCTTCTTTATTGAAGTACAAAAATCAATATACAGTAAAGCTGTAATGCAAGAAAAGATTAAAAGATATGAAATGTATTTTTGTGGTATGAAATGGCAAGAAGAATCTTGGCAGCCATCCAATAAAAAAATATTCCCCTCAATTTTAATCCTTACTGATAGAAAGTATGATGTCTCCAGTGCAAATTTCCGCATTTTTCAAGCGAATTCAATTAAAGATTTTCTTAATCAAATAACACCCAAACATCAAAAAAAAGAAATCTCTATTCAAGTGGGATCAAGAAAAAATTAATTTAAAAGGAGTGATTTATTATGAGTGAAGCAACAAAAGAGTTAAATGAAATTTTGCGTAAGTATAATGTGAGTGCTGAAGACGTAATTGAAATGATGTCACAATGGTTAGAAAGAAAAGTTTATGATGATCGTGAAGAAACTTTAGAGGAATATGGAGAAAACGACTTTATACGTTTAGATAACCTACATGCTGATATAAATAAATTAGATTGGAAGTTTAACTATCCTTATTAA